GATGCTGATAAAGAAATTGCACTTGAAAAATTAAAAATGGAACGTGCTGAAATAGACGGCACAACTAGAAGATGGGTTGCAGATGCAAGATCAGGTAATTGGCTTGCATCTAATGTTCGTCCTTTAGTATTAGTATTTTTAACAATTAGTTATATAGTAGGATGGTATATGGGCTATCCGCTAGATAGCGTTACGGGTCTTTTAACGATTGTAATCGGGGGTTATTTCGGTTCGCGAGGTGTTGAAAAAGTATTCGGAAACAACAAACATAGATAAAATGGAAGACCTAAAAATAATGGGACTTAACGTAGGGGCTTTGGTATTTTCTGTAATACCAGATTTAAACCCTATATTACAGACTATAGTTTTAATATTAACTATAGCTTATACAATTTTAATGATAATAAAAAAATACAAAGAATAAAATGAAATACTTTAACGAATCGGAATTTAGTAATTTTGAGATGATGGACGAAAAGCTTTTAAGTATGCTAGATAACTTAAGAGAAGCTTATGGTTATCCGATAAAATTAACTTCCACATATAGAAGTCCTGATCATCCAATTGAAGCTAAAAAATCCAGTCCGGGTGAACACGCATATGGTGCTGCAGTCGATATTGCATGCGTTGGGGGTGAAGCTACATTCAAACTTGTTGAAGCCGCTATTAAAGTTGGGTTTAAAAGAATCGGTATAAGTAGAAAAAATAATTTTGTTCATGTAGGAATTGGATACGACGGTGCACCCCCTATGACTATCTGGACATATTAAATAAAATTAAATGACAAAATTAATTAGAAAAATAAGCGTCGGCACAGATTACAAAAATGAAGCAATGCATTATTCTGTAGGCCAAGAAGTATATGGTGGACATAAAATATGTGATATACTTGAAGACGAGGGAGGCTATAAAATATATATAACAAAAAATAAAGAGGTATTGCCATGGAAGTTTTTTAATTCTAATATGGCCGTATCTGTTGAATACAATTTAGATTATTGAATGAAATCATTATTTAATTATATTATATCTACTGAATCAAGGTACAACAATAAAAAAGAAGTTGGTAACAAAGAATTAATATTAAACACAGAGGTAACAGAAAGAGATTATATGTTCGTCAATAGAATTGGAAAAGTTCTTAGCGAACCTGCTTACGGAGTTACAAGTAAAACCCCTAAGAAGGGAGATATTGTAATTGTACATCATAATGTTTTTAGAAGATGGATTGATATTAGAGGTAATGAAAAAAATAGTGGAAGCTTTTTAAAAGAAAATGAATACTTTGTAGCACCAGATCAAATATTTGCATATAAAAGAAAAGATAATTGGCATTGCCCTGATGAATATTGCTTTGTAGAACCAATAAATAGCAATAACAAATGGAGTCCATACGGAGAAGAAAATTTAAAAGGTAAGCTTGTGTATAGCAACGAGGAATTAAAGTCAACAGGGCTATCCATTGGAGACGTCATTGGGTTTACACCTGACTCTGAATATGAGTTTGAAATAGAGGGTAAAAAATTATATAGAATATTATCAAATCAAGTTACAATAAATTATGGACAAAAGAAAAAAAGTAATAGCTGCAGCTGAAAAAGCTTTAATAGAACTTGAAAAAGTTATAAGGCAGGAAATAGATTTAAATGAATTAGATCCTGAAAAAGCAAAAACAGCAGCGCAAGCAAAATGGGTGGCTATAGAAGATTCTTTAAAAATAATTGAAAAGATTGAAGAGCTTGATAGTAAAAAATCTGATACTAAAACTAATACGTTTTTAGGTGTTGAAAATATGGTTAAATAATGTATAAACAAACTTTATATAAAATACATACCGATCATCTTTCTAAAAAACAAATTAAACACCGTAACAAACATAAAAAATTTGAATACGGATATAATGAAGAATTAGATTGTGTAGTTATTAGTAAAGACGGCACTATTGGAGATATATATGAAATACAAGGTCTTAAGGTAGCAATACCTAAAACTCCAAAAAAAATAGATGGAGAAGATCTAAAAAAAGATTCACAAGTATTTAAAAGAGTTTCTAAACCATCTTCTTTAGAAAAAATTAAAAACATATTAGATTTTAAAGAATATGACGAAACAATTAAAGAGCAGTATTACGAGTATATTGAAAAAGAGTTTGATTCTCGTAGTAATGGTTACTGGTTCATGTGCAACGGTGAACCATGCTACATTACAGGGTCGCACTATATATACCTCAACTGGACAAAGATTGATGTTGGAGCGCCTGATTTTAGACAAGCCAATAGAATATTCTTTTATTTCTGGGAAGCTTGCAAGGCTGATAAACGATCCTATGGGATGTGCTATCTTAAGAACAGGCGATCTGGGTTTTCTTTCATGGCATCATCAGAGACTGTTAACCAAGCCACTACATCAAAGGATTCTAGGTTTGGGATATTATCAAAATCTGGAGCTGACGCGAAGAAGATGTTTACAGACAAGGTGGTACCCATATCAATCAATTACCCGTTCTTTTTCAAACCAATCCAGGACGGAATGGAAAGGCCGAAAACCGAGCTATCCTACAAGGTTCCGTCAAGGCGACTTACCAGAAATTCCATACAAAAAACCAGTCAGGAAGAAATTGAAAAAGGTTTGGATACAACCATCGATTGGAAGAACACAGGGGACAACTCGTACGATGGAGAGAAATTACAATTACTCGTCCATGATGAATCAGGCAAATGGGAGCGGCCGGACAATATACTCAACAACTGGAGGGTTACGAAAACCTGCCTTAGGCTTGGATCCAAAATAGTTGGTAAATGTATGATGGGCTCTACATCTAACGCGCTGGATAAAGGAGGGGACAATTTTAAAAAATTATATAATAATTCAGATGTCACGAATAGAAATCGCAATGGCCAGACTACAAGTGGATTATATTCTTTGTTTATACCTATGGAATGGGGATACGAAGGGTTTATTGACAAATTCGGGTATCCTGTCTTCACCAATCCATCAAGTCCGATTGAAGGAATTGACGGCGAGACAATTTATACGGGAGTTATTGACCACTGGACAAATGAGGTAGAAGGTTTAAAAAATGATAGTGATGCTTTAAATGAATACTACAGACAATTTCCAAGATCTGAAAAACACGCATTTAGAGACGAAACAATAAATTCTTTATTTAATCTTACTAAAATATATGAACAAATAGATCATAATGAAGAAATGGCTATGCAGGGCTATGTAACAAAAGGATCATTTGCTTGGAAAAACGGTGTAAAAGATACAGAAGTAATTTGGACACCAAATATAACAGGAAGATTTAATATTTCTTGGATACCTCCAACATCATTACAAAATAATATAATACTAAAAAATGGTATTAAGTATGCGGGTAATGATGGCCTAGGAGCTTTTGGTTGTGATAGTTATGATATTAGTGGTACTGTTGGCGGGTTTGGATCTAATGGTGCTCTTCACGGATTAACTACTTGGACTATGGTGAGCGATGTTCCTAATACTAAATTTTTTTTAGAATACATTGCTAGGCCACAAACAGCAGAAATATTTTTTGAAGATGTATTAATGGCATGTGTGTTTTATGGCATGCCAATACTTGCAGAAAATAATAAACCTAGATTATTATATCATTTTAAACGAAGAGGTTATAGAGGCTTTTCAATGAATCGCCCTGATAAAGCCCGTGCAAAACTATCTAAAACAGAAATAGAATTAGGTGGTATACCTAATACTTCTGAAGACATAAGACAAGCTCATGCCGCAGCTATAGAATCATATATAGAAAATCACGTAGGTAATATAGATGGTTCTCATGGCAATATGTTTTTTCAAAGAACATTAGAAGATTGGGCTAAATTTGATATATCAAAACGTACAGCTCATGATGCATCTATAAGCAGTGGCTTAGCAATCATGGCCTGTCAAAAACATTTATATCGCCCAACGGCGGAAAGAGTAACAAAAAAAATTGATTTTGGTTTTTCAAAATATACTAATTCAGGATCAAGAAGTCAGATAATAAAATAAGTATGGCAAAAAATAAAGGGCAATCAGTACAATTCCCGAGTCAAGCTGTATCAGATGCAACAAAAAAATCAAGTGAATATGGTTTAAAAGTTGCAAGAGCAATAGAGCAAGATTGGTTCAGCAAAGATAATGGTTCCGGTAGATATTACCAAACCCGTGATGAATATCATAGGCTAAGGTTATACGCTAGAGGTGAGCAATCTATAAAAAAATACAAAGATGAATTTGCTATTAATGGTGATTTGTCATATCTAAATTTAGATTGGAAGCCAGTTCCTATAGTTCCTAAATTTGTAGATATTGTAGTAAATGGTATGCAAGATAGAATGTTTACCATTAAAGCATTTGCGCAAGATCCTATATCTACAGGTAAAAGAACTAAATTTGTAAACAATATACAAAGAGATTTAGCCGCTAAAAAAATATTAGCTGATATTGAAGCTGAGCTTGGTGTAAATGCAAGAAATGTTCCGGAAGAAGATTTACCTGCTAATACAGAAGAGTTAGAGTTATTCATGCAGCTTAACTATAAACAAGGCATCGAGATAGCACAAGAGCAAGCAATTAACAATGTGCTGCTTCGTAATAAGTACGATGAAATAAAAAATCGCGTAGATTACGATTTAGCTACAATAGGTATAGGCTGCGCTAAGCATTCTTTCAATAATACTGATGGAATAAAACTAGATTATGTAGATCCTGCTAATTTAGTATGGTCATATACAGAAGACCCTAATTTTCAAGATTGTTATTATTTTGGTGAAATTAAAAAAATAAAAGTAAACGAACTTAAAAAACAATTTCCAGAATTAACAGACGAAGCTATAGAACAGTACACTAAAAAAGGCTCTAACTATGTTGATTACAGTACAATAGGTAACGATAGGGATAGCGTTATTGATGATAATAATGTTGTTACTGTATTATACTTTAATTGGAAAACCTGGGAAAGTAACGTTTATAAAATAAAAGAAACATCTACTGGTGCGCAAAAAGCTATTTTAAAAGATGATAGTTTTGATCCACCAAAAGATAAAAGAACTAGATTTGAAAAAGTTGCACAAGCAAGAGAAGTAATTTATGAAGGTGCATTTATATTAGGTACTTACGAATTATTAAAGTGGCAAAAAGCTACTAATATGATTCGACCTTTATCTAATACAAATAAAGTAATGACGAATTATATAGCTAGTGCACCTAGATTATATAAAGGCAATATTACATCGCTTGTTTCAAAAATGGCACCTTACGCTGATTTAGTTCAATTAACACATTTAAAATTACAACAAGCAATACAAAGAATGACACCTTCTGGTGTTTATTTAGATGCTGATGGATTAGCTGAAATAGATTTAGGAAATGGCACAAGCTATAATCCACAAGAAGCATTAAATATGTATTTCCAAACAGGATCTATAATAGGTCGTTCACAAACTGTTGATGGTGAAATGAATCCTGGCAAAGTACCTATTCAAGAATTACCAGGAAGCGGAGGTAATCAAATACAAATATTAATAGGTGCTTATAATCAGTACATACAAATAATGAGAGATGTAACTGGTTTAAATGAAGCAAGAGATGGTTCTGATCCAGATCCTAAAGCTTTAGTGGGAGTACAAAAGTTAGCAGCAGCAAATAGTAATACAGCAACTAGACATATATTAAACAGTAGTATGTTTATTACAACTGCGCTAGCTGAAGCTATATCATTAAGATTTAAAGATGTATTAGAGTTTCATCCCTCAAGAGATGCTTTTATATCTGCGCTAGGTAGATTTACTGTAGGTTCTTTAGAGGAGCTTAAAAACTTACACATGCATGATTTTGGTATATTTTTAGAATTAGAACCAGATCAAGAAGAAAAACAATTATTAGAAACCAATATACAAACAGCTCTTGCTCAAAATAGTATATTTTTAGAAGATGCTATTGATATAAGAGAAATAAATAATACTAAACTTGCTAATCAATTACTTAAGTTTAGAAGAATTAAAAAACAACAAACAGATCAAGCGCAAGCACAAGCAGCGAGTGTTGCACAAGCAGAAGCTCAAGGTCAAGCACAAGTTGTTGTTGAACAAACTAAAGCTCAAGCTGAACAAGTTAAAACAGAGTCTAAAATACAAGTATCAACTGCTGAAAATGAATTATCAATTAAAAAAATGGAAGTTGAAGCTCGTACTAAAAGAGAACTTATGCAGTTTGAATATGATTTAAATGTTCAATTAAAAGAATTAGAATTACAAGCACAAAAAGAACTTGTACAATCACAAAACGAAAGTAAAGAAAAAATATCGCTTTCAAAGGTAACGGGCCCTCCAAATGATGGTAAACCTAAAAAGTCTTTTGAATCAAAAGGCAATGATGTTCTAGGCGGTTTTGATTTATCAAGATTTGAACCTAGATAATATTATTTAAACTATTTTATTATATATAATTATGGAAGATCAAGTTAATGTAAGTGTAGCGGAAGAAACGCAAGAAAAAACGCTACAAGAAAAAGAAGCTGCAGTTTTAGAAAAAGCTGTAGAAGAAGGTACTGTAGACAAAGAATATGGTTTACAGGACGATGGAGTTTATAAAGTTAATTTAGACAAACCACCAATAAAAAAAGAAGATGCCGTTCAAGAGCAAAGCACAAATGAGGTATCTGTACGCGACGGATCCGAAACTAGCGAAGAGATACAAAAAGAAAACAAAGAGGAGTCTAAAGAGCCTGCCGGAGAAAATAAACAAGAAGAAAACGATAAAAGTAACGAAGAAGAACAAGGGCAAAAAGTAGAAGACTCTCCTTTAGAACTTGTTACAGATGAAAAGAATACAACTGACGAGGCACGAGTGGATTCAAGCACTGAAAAACCCGAGCCCGCACAGGAACAAGAAAAAATATTACCGGAAGCAAAAACACAAGAGCTTCCAGAAAATATAGATAAATTAGTAAAGTTTATGGAAGAAACAGGTGGATCTCTTGAAGACTATGTTAGTCTAAATAGAGATGTCACTAAAATGGACAATACTACTTTACTAAGAGAATATTATAAAAGTACAAAACCTCATTTAGATGCAGATGATGTTGATTTTTTATTCAATAAAAATTTTGCATATGATGAAGAGACGGATGATCCGTCAGATATAAAGGCTAAGCAATTAGCCTATAAAGAAGAATTATATAATGCACAACAATACTTTAATAAATCTAAAGATAAATATTATGCTGATCTTAAGTTAAGAAAGCAACAAGATATTGATCCACAATATATTAAAGCTATGGAGTATTATAATAATTCACAGCAACAATCAGAAGAATATAATAATCTTCAAAAACAGTTTATTGAAAAAACCGATAAAGTTTTTAATGATAATTTCAAAGGTTTTGATTTTAAGGTCGGAGAAAATAAATATAGGTTTAAGGTAGATAATACTGAAAAAGTTAAACAATATCAATCAGATATTTCTAATTTTATAAATGAGTTTTTAGGTGATGACGGAGCTGTTAATAATGCAGCTGGTTATCATAAAGCTTTATTTGCCGCTAAAAATGCAGACAAGATTCCAAATCAC